TTTATCTGAACTTCTCACCTATACAGATAGTAGTAGGTAATGCTGATGATGAACTAGCAGAAAGAAGATTCGACTTTCCCGACTTCTACGATAACGACTACTATCAATTTCACTATTAAGACGAAGCTGAAAAAGACGGAGAATGTGCCGTATGTTTAGCGGCACGTAGAAAAGGAAAGTCTTTTAAACATAGTTCAATGATGAATCGGAACTATTTTCTTATTCCGGGCAGTAAATCTTATGCAGTAGCTTACGACAAACAATATCTTACCGAAGATGGTCTTTTAAATAAGACATGGGAGATGATGTCGTTCATAGATCAACATACAGCTTTCGCAAAGAAACGACAGTATGCTGACAGAGATATGCACAAACGAGCATCATACAGAAGGATTATTCGAGGTCTTGAGACAGAGATGGGATATAAGTCAGAGATAATAGGAATAACAGTAAAAGACCAGATAAAGAAGATGAGGGGTAAAGCCGGTAAGTTAATGATATTCGAAGAGGCTGGTGCCTTTCCTGACCTATTACGTGCATGGAATATAGCATCACACTCTATGCGACAAGGTGATTATTCTATAGGATTAATGACAGCAATCGGGACCGGCGGTGAAGGTGGAAGAGATATGATGGCTCTCGAAGAACTGTTTTATAATTCAGGATACAAAGTAAAACAGATACCTAATATATGGGATGAAGGAGTAAAGGAAGATGCTAAATGTGCGTTCTTTGTACCCAATGATATTATTTATCAGGGATTCATAGACGAACAAGGGAATAGTTTAAAGGCAAAAGCCAGAGAGAAGATAATGGCAGAGAGAGAATTCATTAAGGCAAACACCAAAGATCCTGTATATATTTTAAGGAATATCGCAGAGACATGTTTGGTACCTCAAGAAGCTATCCTAAGAGTAGGTGGGGTATTCTTTCCTGTCAATGACCTCAAGAAAGTCTTAGCTGATTTAATGACACAACCTAAAGATACGATAGAAGAACATATAGGCAGACTCGATATAGACAAAGACGGTAAAGTACAATGGCAGGAGAATGATAAAGACTGTATTCCTTTAACGGATTTCCCAATAAAAGGAGATGTCATAAACAAATCAGGATGTGTCGTTATTTGGGAGATGCCGGTACAAGACGAAACGAAGGAGATACCTCACGGTATATATATCGGAGGCAATGATCCGATAGACCATGACAGTTCTACTACTGACTCATTAGGCTCTACGATAATAATGAATAGAGTAAGTAATAGGATAGTGGCAGAATATACAGGACGACCAGTAACGGCAGAGGAGTTTTACGAAACAACACGAAGGTTATTATTATTCTATAATGCCCGGATGAACTACGAAAATAACTTAAAAGGTATATTTAATTATTTTCAACAGAATAATTGTTCGCATCTTTTATGTGACACCCCTCGTATAATTTATGATAAACTTGACGATAGAAGTGTTCTTTCACGTAAGAAGGGTACACCGGGTACGTTACCTATAAACAACTGGGCTCGTTCACTTATCAAGACATGGCTCATGAGTCCGATAGGAGATAATTCCGGATTGATGAATATGCATAAAATAAAAAGTGTACCTTTGCTGAAAGAGTTGATATATTGGAATGCAGATTTGAACTGCGACAGAGTCAGCTCTTTAGGTATGTTGATGATATTGAAAGAGGAGTTCTTCAGGGTTCCTACTCAAAAGGCAGTAGTTGACGAGGAAGCTGATGATTTCTGGAAGAGGGCATTTAGAACTGAAAAGACAAGGGACAATTATATAAGGAGTCAGAAAACTAATTTAATGTAATATGGTAGGATTAACATTGTTCCCCAATCAGAAAAAGTCCACTGCCGAGAAAGACCTCGACTGGATAAAACAGGTAGTAGATGCTGCCGAAGCTATTCGTTTCTTCGATGCCTCACGCATACGAAAGACCATGGCGAGTAAAAAGATAAACTATGATCTTATCAATGGTATCTTTAATGCTAAAGACCTTGAGAAGATTTTTAACCCTATGGAGTTACAGGGTGTCGTACCTGCGACTTTACAGAACTACCCTATAGAAAGACCTAAGTTTGATCTTCTCGTAGGAGAGGAGTCTAAACGTAAGTTCGACTATATGGTACGTACTGTAAACGAAGAGGCTATATCTGCAAAAGAGATAGAGATGAATGATATGGCTACACAGAAGATTATGAAGTGGGTGACAGATAACTCTATCTCTGATGATGTGGTTAAACGTGAAGTAGACAGATTTCAAAAATACCTAAAATATGATTTTCAAGCTAAACGTGAGGTTGCAGGACAACGTATATGTGACTACTTTTACAAGACACAACGGATGGATATCCTGTTCAACAGAGCCTTCTATGACGTACTTGTGGCAGCAGAGCAGATTGTC